AGAACAGGTGTGAATGTATCCATAAACGCGTGTCTGACTTGTATCGGTTTCATGGCTAGGCTATCCACCAGAAGCCCCAAGCCAAAACAAGCCAATGCAAGACACAACACTCAGGGACACTGGTAAGAATATAGAAGCAGTTATAAATATTTTATCTTGATTATATATATATAACATCAATATGGGGGCTTCACAAACCAAAAAAATTAATGAAACTGTCAAGCTTGTTAATAAAATGTTTGATAGCGTAAAAATGAAAATTAAAGAACTAATGAGAACATATAAAAACATACCAAACTCAGACCATGCAAGAAAGACAGAATTTCACAAAGAAATGAATACGACTGTAATGAGTATGCTTTCTGGATTAATCAGTCGTATCAATTGGATACAAACATCACTAACAGAACTGAAGAAAGGGGGAATGTTAGAGCATATGGATGAACTACATTACATGAATGAAATTAAAGAACTTCGGGAAAGATTTCGTGATATAAGAGAATATTGGTTCTCATTGAGAGATGAAAACAGACCAGTTATGACTGGTGGAGCATTGCAAGAACACGAACAACCTCAAAACAAGACAATGGATTTATCACAATATACAGTGAAACAATTAAAAGAACTTATAAGGAATTATAATTTACATTATCATATAAAGAACTTTAGCAAACAACCAAGGGCAAGATTAGAAGAAATAATTAATGATTTCATGGAGTTTATTGATACTAGAATAGTAAATAAAAAACAAGTTGAAATAACAAAACCAAAAGAAATTACAAAGAAAGTTAGAATCCCACAAGCAAAGAAAGAAGTAATAATAAAACCAGAAGCACCAAAACAAGAGCCAAAAATGGAAAAAGTAGCCATAGTGAAAGAGAAAAAGCAAACAGAAACAGTTTCAGAGAAATTAATTCATCAGTTTGTAAAGTTATCAGAACAAGAAAAGAAAGAAGTTGCGGAAGCATTAGCGGATATGCAAAAAACTACAAAAGAAAAGTTAGGATATTTCAAGTATGTTCAAAATTATGCTAATGATAATTATAGAAAACATCTTGATAAATTAAGATTTGGTTTAAACTCTGATGAATTCAAACCAAATTATAGAAAAAAAGAAGATTATATACATTCTATTCTACCTCTTTTGAGAAATCGTCCAGAAGTTATTGCATCTAAAAAAGTAAAATCTACCACAGAGAAGGAAGAAGTAATGAGACCATTAATTAAAGAACTTACTGATGTTTTTAAGGAAAATAGCAAAGCGTCATTAGTTTGGTTCAATATATTTTCTGGAATTTCTCACTGTATAGCAAGAAGTTAATTAACCAATAAAAAACATATAGAAGAATTATTTTATTAAAAAAATTAATTAAATAAAAAATCACTTAAAGATAAAATTAATATATATTATTATAGTATATAACATGGAAACAAAAACAACACCACACAACACAGAAACTTTAGAGAAAATCAAATCGTATATCAAGGAATTGAAACAAGACATAAAACTTATAAAACTAGAATTGAAAGATTTACGAAGTATATCTAAATCAAATAATGTCAATGAAGATTTGTTTATAAAAAAATGTGATTTAAAGACCCAATTAACGGCATGTAGATATGTGATTGAAGTATTGAAAGAAAACCTTGAATTTGATTCAGATATAATCAACTTATATATAAATTATGACCACAGAAATAACTATAACAATCTACCTAATAAAATTCAATCATTAATAATAGTTGGTTATGTAGAAGAAGATGATAATATTTGTAATTTTCCTATTACATTAGAGCGTATTTTACATTCCACGTATAGAACCAGTAAATTAAAAATGCCTTTTTCTTGTAAATATTCGGATGATTTATACGAATTGAGTGTAGATACATTAGAAGAAAACAATATTGACTTTAACTCTGTTTATGAAATTGTATTCTATAAAGATTTACAACTATATACAGAAATGGATTATATTGTAATTGAAAATGATACAGTTTTAAGAAGCAAAACTGGTGATTATTATCCATTGATAAAGTAATTTATTGTTAAAACTGCAACATTTTTAAAATTAAGATTTAATTATATAATTAAATTTTTATCAATATTCTGACTTGAACTATTTCTATGAAAATAAAAAATATATAGAACAATTATTTTTCATTAAAAAAATTAATTAAATAAAAAATCACTTAAAGATAAAATTAATATATATATTATATATATATAGAATGAAAAACTTAACAGAAATAAAAAACTTTTCAACTGCTAAATTACACGAAATTTATAACTCAGAAGAGACCATACCAGAGGGCAAATTATTCAAAAAGGATTTAAAGAACTGCAAAGCATACATACTTGAGACAATATTTCCTTTATTAGATGGTGATAATATATGTTATTTCGTTGATAATAAACTTGAAATTACCGCATTGGCAACATTCAACACAATGATTTTAAATCGTTTTCCTTGTAAAGAATTGAAAGAATGGTTCAAAACAACTCATGAAATAATTTACTTTAAATTACATTCTGCTAAAGCGGATGTAGTTGCGGATTACGAAAAGAAAATTTTATACAATTGTCCGACCATTAAAGCTGTGTATAAACCATACAATACTTTTGATAACAAAATAAAAAAGCAGTGTGAAATGGTAATGGACCATATCAAAAATATCAATTGTGGAGGTGATAATACTCAATATGAATATCTTTTAAAAATAATCAAAAGGATGTGTTTAGCAGAAAAAAACAATGTAGCAATATTAATAAAATCATACGAACAAGGAAGCGGGAAATCAACTTTTTTAAAATTCTTAGAACAATATATTATAGGAGAGCATTCAACCTGTATTGGGACTTCAAAAATGGTTATGTCTGGTTTTAATTATCCAATGTTTAACAAAATTTTAATTAAGTTTGAAGAGTTGCCATGTTTTACAAGAGAACAATTCAAAGGAATTTCAGGAAATTTTAAAACTTGGATTACTGAAGATTTTATTAATTATGAAGATAAAGGTAAAAGTTCATTTAATTCATATAACTGTCATACTATGGTTGTAATTTCAAATGATGACTGTATTGATGATGATAACGGAAGAAGATGGTATATCTTAGACCAATCTACTAATTATTTTGTTGATACAGATGCAAAGAAGAAGTATTTTAATAAGTTGTATAGTGAATGTTTTAATCAAGATGTTGGTAATTGTTTCTATTCTTATTTAATTGAAAATGTAATTATTCCTAAAAATTGGGATGCATCCAGTAATATGCCTCTTACCAAAAATAAAAAAGTTTCATTAGCTCAAAAATTAGCTAAACCGTTTGTATTTTTAAAGGAGAATTACTTACTCAAGGAGAAAGATATTAACATAAAAATGAAGGATTTACATAAAGAATATATTGATACAAATGTATATTATAAAATGAATGTTGAAACCTTCAATAAACATATTAATGAAAGTGTATTGAAATCTTACATTTTTGAATCAGGTGGATACAAAAAACTTAAAATAAAGCATACAGATTTGAAAGCAATTTATGAAAAAAATAATTGGTTAAGTGATTTTGATGAATTTCAAAAAGACGAATTTGAAAAAGAACTTGAAGAAAACAATGAAGCAGAATTGAAGAAATTAAAACAAGAAATTGAACGACTTAATAAAATCATTGAAGATATGAAGAAATCAGAAGTAAAACCAGAAGTAAAACCAGAAGTTAAACCACAACCAAAAAAACAAGCCATTAGTGATTTAGATGCTGATTTGTTAGAACTACAAAAACAAGAACCAAATGAACCTGAAATAATCAATAAAACAGATAAATCATTTCAAATTGTTTTCAAAAAGAAGTTAGATGATATTATCATTGATAGTGATGGTGAAGACGAAGATGACAATGATGTGTCTCATTTATTTTAATGACTTATTATAATCATTAATCATCTGCTTAGGCAGTCCATCTGCATTTTCCCATGTAGGTATTTTTATATTTTTAAATTTCACTAAATATTGAACTTTATTTTTATATTTTCTTTTATCTGTAATTTTCTCAACGATATGATGAGTTATACTTTCTTCTTTTGGTGGTTTTTCATTTGGATTAATGACTTGTAATTGTTCCTTGGTATAAGCTACATTATTAATACCATCTACAAGATACATCGGTGGTTGGTTTGGTCTCATTGAAATCTGTTCAATTTCACGTGTTTTATTCTCCCATCTGATGTCACCTTTTCTAAATTTTCCGTGTTGTTTATCACCTTGAATATTCCTCGGTTCTTCAAGTATAACTCGGACTTTAGTATCCACTGGTAATATGACTTGATTATCCCCAGTAGCAATTATCCATTTTCCATTGTCTGATAGTTTGCTTCTTTTATCATTCTTTATTTGTTCCTTAGGCATCTCAGATTTCATAAAATTTAACAATTCCACTAACTCATCTATATTATCAATCCAATCACCAACAATCTCTTTTTTTTCAAGATGTATTTCATTTGCCAACATTGTATAAAACAGACCATGAACCAACATACCATTAACACTTTCAACGCATGCTTGCTGTCTATGCCTTCCTGTTCGTTTGTATCTTATATATACTCCTTTCTTATTGAAATAGTTCATGAATTCTCCTTTAAATTCTGAACCCATGTCGCACTCCAATATCTTAGGTAATTTCAAGAACTTTTTATATTTTTTGTAAATTTGTAATAATGCTATTTGAACTACTTCAGGTGTTTTTGTCTTTAATTTTTCCACTCCTATATACCTCGGATATGCTAAATCAACGCAAACTAAAGCATATTTAAAGCCTTTATCATCTGGTAGATATAACAAATCAATCTGATGAGTATTATTTCGTTCAAAAACATCAGTAGTTGCTGTATCAATGCGTTTTTCCTTTTTCGGTATTTCAAGTAAGTAATCTGTAATGGTTTTTTCGTTTTCCTTGGTCTGTATTCCAAATTTATTTTTTAAAAATGTAATTCTATCTTTATTCATATATAATAATAAAAGATTTTATAATAAAAATTATTTTACTATAGAGGAATTAATTTTTCAAAAAAAAAATATAAATTAAAAAAATCACTTAAAGATAAAATATTATATATAGTATATATATAATGAGTAAAAAATTGGATGAATTGAATGGTTTTAAATTAGCGAAAAATCCTAAATTACATATGACCTATGGTAAAAAACAGAACAAAAAATATATAGAAGAGATAACATGCACTTACAAAGAACCACAGGGAGCAACTAAAACAAAAATCATACAAACAATTAAAAAAATACAGAAACAAGCACAAGGCATAAAGAGCGAATATAATCATTACATTGTTTCTTTACGATACGATGGAGGATGGAGAAGTGGAAAACTTTTTTCAATACACGATACTGAACCAAGTTTATTTGAAGTTGATGAATATATTGATGCAACAGGACAAAACAAACACAAGAATATTGATTTGAGTCAGAAATATTTTAAATCATTTTCTATTTATAAAATACCTATTCCTGTAAAAGGCGGATGCACTAAAAATAATCATAACGATTGTTTATTTTATTGTATCAGGGATGCCATAGGACAAGATAATATAAATGTTAAACTGAATACACCCAAACGACTTAAATTACAGTTAAATTTACAAAGAGATGATAAAATTGATGTCAGTATGATACCAGAAGTAGAAAAGCTAATGTCTCTAAATATCAATGTGTCAGGAGAAAATAATTACTTATCAAATGGTGATTATTCAAGAACAATTAACATAATATTACAAGATGAACATTATACACTTGATACAACTAAGAAAATTAAAAAATGCTTAGTTAAACCAACTAATAAAATAGTTGCTTTTTTCAGAATTCACACTGATAAAGAAACTAAGAAAAAGACAATTCAAATCATAACAAATGATAAAAATGAAACATATGATTATACACCTGATTTCATCATGGAATATAAAAGAAATAACAATGTGTATATGATAAAAGATAGAAAAAGCAATAATATGACACTTGAACAAAGTTTCAAACAATATCAAGAATCAGCTAAATTTTTGAAAGAATATACTAAAGGATTTATTGATTTGTATAGATATCCAGAACCATCTGTGTGTGCTTTATACTTATTACATTGTTTTAGTAAATCAGTGGAAGAACCAGATGAAATATCAGCAATTGAAACAACATTTTTAAAAAACAGTATGCAAGGTGGATTAGTTTATTCAGATAATGGACAATATGAAAAAGCGACATGTATTGACCAAAATTCCATGTACGGCTACTACATGAGCAACGATAAATTTCTATTACCAACAGGACAAGGAGAATTAAAAAACATGACAGAAGATGAATTCAATAATTTAAAATTCTATCCAGTCGGTATATATAGATGTGTAATCACTTCAACTAATAATGAATTTAATAAACTATTCAGATTTAATAAAACCAACTATTATACATACAATGATTTAAATTTAGCCAAACAGTTGAAATTTGATATTAAAATTATTACAGACAGTGGATATAATGCATTAATTTATGATTCAATGACAAGAATTCAAGGAAGTAAAATATATGGTTCATTGATTGAGTATCTTTACAAATTAAAACGAGACACCAAAGATGCATATATAAAGAAGATAATATCAAGTTTATGGGGTTCTCAATGTGAAATTTTAAAATATACTACAAAGGTAAATTATGATATTGAAACACATATTGAAAAATCTATTATTGATATTCATAAATATGATGATGCTGTAAAAGTAATATCAGTAGATTACGAAAAATACTATAAGACCAATTACGCCAGAGTCGGAACATTTTTAACATCTTTTTGTCGTCTAAGTCTTGCAAAAACTATATTATCTACTGTAAAGGATATAAACAATGTAAAACGAATTTTCACAGATAGTTTTACAATAGTAAATGAAGAATACAAACACCTTTTAGGGTCTGAAATTGGAAAATTTAAAGTAGAACATAGTGGAGACTGTATTATACACAATGCGATAAATGTAGAATGGATATAATTTTTTAGTATAAATTAATTAAATAAAATATTTAATTAAAAAACTCATTTAAAAATATAATTATATATAGATAATATATAATATAATGGAGAAAACAAATCAACCGAAATACAAAAAACAACAATTACCAAAAAATGATAACTACAACAAGAGCTATTATGAAGTCAATAAATCTAAATGGATTGAATATAATGAAAAACAGAAACAAAATTATTATAACTGTGAGGCATGTAAATGTTCCATTAAATTCAGTCATAAAAACATTCATTTTCAAACCAAAAAACACATAAAGAATTCAGATACAACTCAACTTCAAACAGAAATAAAAACTGAATAAAATATATTTTATACTGTAATATTATAATGTCTAAATTCAACAAAATTGCAAACATACTATTATCAAAGCAAGTTATTAATAATTTGATTTATTATTATGTCATATATAACTATCCAATTATAGGAGGTATAACATATAGAGTTTATAAAATTATGTTTTGATTGTGTCATAATGATAAATAATTTATATTGTATATATATATAATATGAATGTGTATAAATATCAAATTATTAAATATTTAGAAACTAAAAATTTTAATATAAAGGAACTTAAAACTTTATCAAAAGAAGAATTATTAAAGAAATATAAAAACATTGATAAGAATGATTTATCAATATATTTGAATAAACGAAAACAAAGACAAATGAAAACTATAATACATGACCCATCAAAGAAAACTAAAATTATAATAGATTGGAATCATCCATTTTTAGAATTATAAAACAATTACCATAAAATATTTAAAGACAGATTTAACGGACTGTATAAATTGAAATCTTTTCTTTTCATTCTTTTATGAAAGTTATCACGATGTTTTAATGCATTTTGATAAGTAATATCTTTTCTTTTAGCCATAAAAGTATATATAAGGAAATCATTATAACCAAATGCACCGAAACGGATTATTTTTCCATCTGGTCTTGTAATTTGTAATTTATGCGGATATTTTGAAAATGTTATAGTATCCCAATTTTTATAACCATGTTTCACGGCATTTGCTTTAACGGCATTCATATATATTATAGGGTCTATGTTTTCAGATATTAATTGTGAAATAAAATTCATTTATATAATTACAATATAAAATAAATTAAAATTTAAAACATGGATACCTACAAGATATAATATTATTTTTATTATTACTCATTGTATTGATAATCATATCATTACATATTGAACATTTCACATAAAAATGTTTATTACAACAATAATCACAACAATAGTAATTATTATACAAAGATATATTTAAATTTACTAATTCATGACTATTGATTAAGTTATCATGATTTAAACAAAAATATATTTTACATTTCTTACATAAAGATATAATGTCTTTGTTATTACATCCCAGAATGCAACATTTAATATTTCTATTCATTTTATACAATTACATTATATAATTTATTCTTTGTCTAAATGTCTTATTTGTAAATTGGGACTTGTTTTCAATTTAAAAAACTTACTTAAAGATTTAAAGATATAAAAAAATATAAAAAAATATGCCAAATTATCAAAATGGTAAAATTTACAAAATAATTAATACTGAGGGAACACTTGTTTATGTTGGTTCGACCACCAAAACCCTGAGTCAAAGAATTGCTTCCCACCGTAATCATTATAAACGTTGGAAAGAAATGAAAATGAATTATATGACATCGTTTCAAATATTTGAGAATGATGAAACTGGTGCTAAAATTATACTTCTTGAAGGTTTTCCATGCACTAATAAAGAAGAATTAGAAAAACGCGAAAGATACTTCATTGAAAATACTGTTTGTATTAATAAGATAAGACCTTGTAGAAGTCAAGAAGAGTATAGAATTGAAAACAAAGATGTTAAGAAGGAATATGATAAAAATTATAATTCATTGCACAAAGACAAGCGAGTCGAGTACAAAACAAAGAACGCAGACAAAATAAAAGAATACATGAAAAAGTATAGAGAAGATAGAAAAGCCGTTACAAAAGAATATCAGGAACGTCAAAATGAAATCAGAAAAAATACTAAAGTATTGTGTGAACATTGTAGTATTGAAATTAGGAAAGATGGTATGCCCAATCATATCATGACAACAAAACATACAAATAATGTTTCTAATAAGAAATCAGGTTGTACTTCAACTTAATCAATTTACTAGTTATCTAATTGTTTTGTATGTAATTTTGGACTTTTTCTGCACCGTGGCTATCATTGATATTTATGACAACTTCTTGCGGTTTGGTTTCTTGATGTTGAATGTTATTATTATTTTGCTCAAAATTTAATTGGTTTTGTTCTATTTTTACGTCTCTATCTATTTCAATACAACAACATTTCACCTTACTACATTTTGATTGAAAACATGCCATTGATAAAAGCTTTATTACTATCGCTAAAGAACCACCTGCAGTAGTTATAATAGCGATTAAATCACCGATTGGAATCATTATATAATAATGTTATATAATAATTTAAAAATAATTTATGCAGGTTATGACACCGATTGTAGTTGGAATTTATTGACGTTATTACTACCTCTTATTGCATGTGCGTTGCCGAGAGTTGCATTATTCTGATAATATAATGTTATCATTTGGGATGGAGTACCAAACGCACCATCTTGAATTGCAAAATTTGAACTTGTAGTTCCAGTAAGGAAAAACGAACAATATAATACTACAATTCTATTAACAGATGAGAAAGCATTACTTAAAATGCCTGATGCTTGGATATTAGAACTTTTATTTGTTGAAGATGTATATATAAAAGCACAGTTTGCAAAAGTATAAGTCCCACTTACTGTAGCTTCAATTAAAACAATAGGTGGTACATTTGCCGATGAATTACCGCTTTCAAATTTTACATTGTTTATAGTATCGCAAGTACAAGTACCACTTAAACGTAGAACAGTTTGCACTCCTTTTGCGCTAAAATAACAGTTATTGATTATAACTTGACCCACTGTAGCACATTCAACAAGGGGTGATGTGCCACTTGAACCTCCTGACAATATAATAGTATTAGTTATTCTAAGTCGTGAATTTTCTGCCAATCCCGCATTAAAATATAAACCTCGCCCTGAACTATTATCATCTGCGTATATATAACAGTTTTCTATATTTAAAATTGAACTAGACTCAGAAACAAAGGAAACAAGTGAACCAATCAGAAACCCTGAAATATTGACACAATTATTAAACATATCATTACCACCAGAATTAACATTTATTGTTACACTTCCCGAGATAACACAGCCAACAGAAGAAGAAAATGGAGAAGTTCCCATACCTATCAAATGGACTTTTTTAGTAATTGTTAAATTTTCTACATAATTACCAGGTAAGACAACAATATATTTATAAGTATTAGTTGAATCACCTTCTGCAACATCTATAGCCAACTGGATTGTATTAAACGGGGCTTCTATAGTGCCTCTTGGGTCGCTCGTAGATGCATTTGCACTAACATAATAAGTATTATAGGGTCTGTATTGAGTTAATAATCTTTCACAGTTAATTTCATTAACGGTATATATGTCTTTATATTGCAGATTTAAGCCATCTTTTATTACAATTTCGCCATCTAAGCCACTAATAGATTGAACTGAATTTAACGCAAAATTATTTATATTGACATCTTGAACGGCATTAAATGTAGCCCATTGAGAAGCATCTGCTGGGTCTCCTTGTTCGCCAGTAGCACCAGTAGCACCAGTAGCACCAGTAGCACCAGTAGCACCAGTTGCTCCAGTTGCCCCAGTGTCGCCTTGTTCTCCTTGTAATCCTTGTTCTCCTTGTAATCCTTGTTCGCCAGTAGCCCCAGTAGCACCAGTAGCACCAGTAGCACCAGTAGCACCAGTAGCACCAGTATCGCCTTGTAATCCTTGTTCTCCTTGTTCTCCGTGTAATCCTTGTAATCCTTGTTCGCCTTTATCACCTTTTTCACCAGTTGCACCAGTAGCCCCTGTATTGCCAGTTGCACCAGTATCGCCAGTATCTCCTTTATCTCCTTTATCTCCTTTATCACCTTGTAACCCTTGTTCTCCTTGTAATCCTTGCAATCCAGTATCACCTGTATCGCCTTTTAATCCTTGTTCGCCTTGAATACCTTGTTCGCCTTGTAATCCAGTATCGCCTTTATCGCCTTTTTCACCAGTTGCACCAGTTGCACCAGTATCGCCTTTAACACCTTGTAAGCCTTGTAATCCAGTATCGCCTTTATCGCCTTTTTCTCCAGTTGCACCAGTAGCACCAGTCGGTCCTGCTACTCCTGACTGTTCTAAGCCAAGTATTCGTGTTTCGTGGTCATCAGTAACATCTTTTACTTCCTGATTTTTAGATTGAATATGAGCATGTAAAGCAGACGGTTTTAAATTTAAATTACTATCAAATTCCATGACCTTATTACCGAGTTTGTTTTTTACACTATACACCCCAGTATTTGGATTAAGTTCATGTGTTATCTCATAATTATCTTCGTGTAATTTTAAACTGCTTTTTACGTCTATGTTTTCAAGACTTAATTTAGAATTTGAACTAAATATATTTCTCAATGCCATGATGTTATATATATAATAGTAAAATAAATTATTATTATAATAAAATTTATTACAATAATTTTATATCATGTTCTGAAATTATGTAATTTGGACTATGACGATAAATACATACCCACCTGGATGGCATTTTCTTTATAATATTTATTTGTTTTGTTTCAAGACCACAATGATGACCCAATAAATATTTTAATGCAGACATAGGGGCGGTTGATGGATAAACCACTACATGAGTGGCTTCATTTAACATCAATCTTGTTGCTTTAAAATTTGAATGTAAATGATTTGCTATGCAAATATTTATATTATGGTGTCTTCCCATGCTGGATATATCATTAATAAGACCTATTATGATACTATACATTTTCTTATCAGTAGTTTCAAATCCTTCGTAATCGTCAATTAATACTAATGATTCAGAAAATTCCATTGCATTTGGTAATTCTTCTAAAAATGAATCCGTCTTAACTCTTTTAATAAATTTCAATGCATCAAGTGTTTTATCTTCATTCAGTTTTGAAATTAAATATACTTCTCTTTTAGGATAAATCTTCTTATAATTAGTTGCTATTTCCTTCATAAAATAAGATTTTCCTGAACCACTTGAACCAAATAAATAAAATAGTTGAAATTTATCAAATTCAGGCATAACTGATATTTTACCATCATCTAATACAATTTCATCGTCTTTATTCTCATTCTCTAATACATGCTTATACATTGGTTTTAATCTATTATCAATAATATCATCTTCTTGAAAACCTTTATAAAATGCTTCTTCCAATTGAACTAACATTTTCTGTCTCTCAGATGGTCTAAATTGTTTTAAATCTTTTTCGTATAATTTAGGTGAAAAATGTTTAATAAATTCAGGTTTTTTCTTTATTTTTCTATCATTTTCTTCTAATTTAATAAATTCTCCATCATTATCACCACCATTAATTTTTGCTATTATTCTATCCTTTTTGTCATATTTCTTTGTTATTGAAAAACTATACATGATATATATTTATTATATATATTATTTTTATAAAAATTGTAAAAAACTATTTTTTGAACCAATGATTTCCTCCTTTAAGTTTAAGTTTCGGATTATCTTTTAGTATATCCCATGCCTTTGTCCTGAATGCTTTTACATTAGCTTCATTGCTTCCTTTAGTTGTTGCAGACCATTTATTGAAATCAATATCAAGTTTTGTCAGTAATTTTGTAAGTGCTATTTTACTCTGTTTTTCAATAAATTGTTCTTTATTTCTATAATAGACATCTCCATTCGTTAATTCTATTTTATTAGCATTTGAAGTGTATTCAGTTGTTTTATATAGTGGTTTTTCTTTCGGTATTGATACTGGTGATTCTGATTCTAAAACTGGTTCTGGGACTGTTTCAGGTGTTATTTCTTCTCTTAAATCACGAAATATTTCCTCTGTCCTATCTTCAATCGTAGTTGGTATTCGGGAAATTTCTTCCTTAACACTGTCCATTTCCCTATAAATTCGTGCTTCGTCTAAGTCTAATCGTGTTACTTCATTTGCAAGGGCAAGGAGCTTACCAGCATCCGTTTCTGATTTGTCATATAAATCAGTAATAAACGTATTTGAAGCATCAGTCCCATCTCTTACAGATGATACGTATCCCCTAACTAATCTTGACACATCTTTTCTTTTTAATTCTGGATAAAGAGGTGATATTGAAGTTATAAATTCAGGAAACGCATCATCACGTAATCGTTTTTTTGATACACTGATAAAGTCTAATTGTTTACCTAACATTTCTGAAGCTTGTGTTAATTCCTCATACTTCCGTAATAATTCAGCTTCTTCTGCTTCTCTTGCTTCCCGTTCTCTTTGTAATTTTTCTTCTCTAATTCTCATAATTCGTTCTCGTTCTTTTTCTTCTTCTTGTTGTATTTTATCCAATCTTCTTTGTTCCTCTTGTCTTTCTGATTCTTGTCTTTCTTCATCTATTCGTCTTTGTTCTTCATTTACTTCTCTTGTTTCTTGTTCTTGTTCCATCATTCCTTGGTTTTCTTGCTGTTCTCGTCGTCTTTGTTCTTCTTCTTCTAATAATAAAGCTTGTTTTTGCATATCAGGCATACGAGCTGATTTTTCAATATTTTTCAATTGTTCCAATAAAACTTGAAGTTTTTTAGTTTTTCTTGCATCTTTTTCTGATTTTTTACTCTTTTCAAGATTTTTAATTTCATCACTTAATTCTTTCAAGTATGTTGTATCTATTTTCTTGAATGAAATATTCTTAATATTTTGCTCTAATATCTGTTTTCGTTCCTCGCTTGTGCTTCCTTTAGCAATTGCTTCTAACATTTTATTTATAATTTGAATTGAATTATTAACAATTTTCTTCATTAAATCTAATACTGATGAATCTTTACGGCTATAGCTTCTTACTACATCTGCAGTTTCATCTAAATCTAGAGTATCTTTAACATCTTCAAAATATGATTTATATCTTTCTAATAAATCAGAACCAAATTTGTATGTTTGCGTTTGGATTAATTTATAAAGTTTGTATAAATCATTAGTCATTGTTAAATCAAATACACCTGAAGATATTTTTTGAATAAAATCTCCAATAACTTGATTGACTTCTTGAACTACTGCATTACTAGAACCAATACCCAAATTAATATCAACTTCTTGAACTGGCTGATAGGTTGTTGCATTTAATTGAGCCATTCTTTCTGATAATAATTTATTTTTTAATAAATCTGTTTTACCTAAATTTGTTTGACTAATTAAATAATCACTGTGATTTAATTTATCATGATGATGTGATTTAATACTATCATAATCTTGTTTTATTTTTCCTTTTGTTAAATCATCATGATATTTCGCTATATCTACTCGTTTTGTTTCACCGTAATCTAATTTAATTTTCTTTTCAGGTCGTTCAAGTTCTATTACTCTTGCTTTTGCTAATTTATAAAATGACATTTATATTATATATTACTAACATATAATATTTTTATAGTGTAAATAATAATTATTTATTTTGACTTTTATATAAATCACTTGCTTGTTTCATTGTCATCTTGCCGTTTTTCATTTGTTGTCCAATAAATAATGCTCTTTTGCGTAATGCTTCTGGTAATTTACGTTTAGATTTGGATTTTAATGCTCCACCTTTAGGTCCATAAGACATTTGTTGTTCTGGCATTACTGCCACTGGTTCATCTTTTTTCTTTCTCATTTCATCAACACCTTTTTTAATTTGTCCATATGCTTTATATCCTTTTGTTCCAATCTGAATACCTTTATCAATTGCGTTATATGCTTTATTAGCAAAATCTAAAATACCACTTAATTTTCCAAAAAAACCACCTTCTAACATCTTTTGTTCTGCTTTTGGATGTAAATGTGGATGTAAAATTTCTTGTAATTTACCTGCTGAGAATGCCCCAGCGGTAAGCTTCGCACCTTTTTCTTTCATTGAGCCTCCCGTTCTTGCCATGTTTAATATATATACAATACATTTATATTTTATTTTATAGTGTAATTTTATATTATAAATGAATTTTGATATTTTGCAATCTTATGCAATGAGTAATACAGATATATTTAAAATTATTGGTAAATCAACAGTAATCAAGTATCCTGATTTAGCAAATAAAAAGAGTATTTTTGAGTGTTTTGATAGTCGTAATAGATGTGTTATATTCTTTGAAACTGTTTCAAATGGTGTTGGACATTGGGAATGTATGTTTTATATCCCATCCACAAAGACTATTCATTTTTTTGATAGTTATGGTATTAAACAAGATGAAGCTCAAAAATTTATAAATAAAAATACTGCTGTAAATCTCAAAGAAAATAAACCATATTTAACAAAATTAATAAATGATGCAGTAAGTAAAGGATATAAATATGAGTATAATATTCATGATTATCAACAATGGAAAGGTGATGTTGAAACTTGTGGAAAACATGTAAGCAATAGATTATTAAATATGAATATGGATAATGATGAATATTATAAGTATATGTTATCCATGAAACAAAAGTTAGGAGTGGATAATTTTGACGAAGTTGTGGAAGAAATTATATTTAAAATTCTCGGAAAATAAAATATACACTATAATATATAATACAAATGAACCCAGATATTATTTATTACAATTGTAATTTAATTACTCAAAAAATAAACCCAACAGATGAAGACCAAGTATGTAGATATGAAGAAAACAGACCTGACCCCATCGTGAAAAATGCTTCTGATTATCAATTTTCTCTAATTCGTGCTTCTATTGATTCGTCTAATATACCTTGTTTTATTCCAAAAATTGTTAGTGGTGGAAATGTAAATTTGACTACTTATTCAATTTCAATGTCATTAAGTTTAAATATAAATGGAACTATAACAACAGGACAATCAACACAATCTTTATTGTATGTTTGTAGAAATAAATATGTCAGTCAAGTTCCAAGTGTTGCAGGTCAAGATAGTCCATATTACTATGTATTTGATTTACAACATTTTGTTGATATGGTGAATACTACTTTGAAAAGTATTTATACAACATTACAGACCGCTTCAGGTGTTTCTTTTATATCACAATGTCCAAAAATGACTTTAAACGGTAATACATTTAGTATATATTTTGATGCAAGAGGATGGGGTGGTTCAGATACTACTGCATCAGGAAGCCAAAAAGAAGCATTTCAACTATATTTCAATGATGACTTAAAGAATTTACTTCGTAATTTTAATTTAACATATGCTTATGATAGTTCTGGTATGAACTGGAATTTAGTTGTATCTAATAAATTATCAAACAATCAGACAATCAATAGTGTTTTATATTTTGTTGAATCACAAAGTTATAGTAGTTTATCAACTGTTTTCAGTCCTGTTAGCAGTATTGTTTTTATGAGTAATATGGGTATTTTGAATGAGTATATTGGACAATTGCAAATATTAAATAATAATTCTATAACAACTAATCAATCTAATAATATTGAAAATCAAATCATGGATATAGCTCTATCAGTGGACAATCCAATGGACTATAGTAGTCAAATTCAATATGTGGCATCTGTATTTAGATTTTCCGAAATAACAGGAATTGAGATAAGAACTATAAGTATAAGTGTATATTGGAAAAATAAGTATAATGGATTAAATTATCCTGTTATGTTATCAGATGGTTGTGGATTTAATGCAAAATTAATGTTTCAGAAAAAGAAATAAACTTCTAAAAATAAAAGAACAAATATAAATTATTTTACAAAATATTATTTTATATAACTATAATATATAACAATATGGAATTTGAAAAAGTCAACGTTTTAGACGCTCGTCTTGTGAATGAAGTCCCCCGTGTATCTATGGAGAGAGGTGCATCATCCGTCTCAAAAAATGAAATTTCAGTTACAGGTGGAACTGTAAATCCGTCTGCTCTTCAATGGAATATACCAATTACATCTTCTGGTCTCGCCGTGGACACCCGATGGTATGTTGAATATGAATTAACGATGACCGTACCCATTAAAGCCGTTACTGCTACTATTGCTGTTGGTACTCCCGCTTTAGTTGTTGGACAAAATATTTGCTTGGATGCGTATCCATTAAGTTCTTTAATGACTCAATCATCCGTTCTTATTAATGAAAAACAAGTATGCTCTTATGATATTTCACAATACAGACAACTTTTATTACGAACTGTTGATAACTCTAAATTAAATCCTGATGCCATCTGTCCCTCACTTGTTGAGACTGGTATATCAAATTATTCACAAAGCTTCTTAACCCGTTCTAATCCTATGAGTACATTTGCAGACAGTGATGCCAATTTTGTCCCCAATGGTGCATGGCCTCTTACGTTTTCAGCGGGTAATACAGCAGGTATTGCATATACTAATGCAAATTTCACAAATATCACCGTATCCGTGAAAGGGTATGAACCATTGCTTATATCGCCGTGCAACTGGAATTTAAGCAAAGAAAATGATGAATCATGTCCTTTCTACGTTCGCAATATTCAAATAAACTTACCATTAGGAAGTGCATCACGATTTTTTAGATTTAATGAATCATATGCTATTGGTACTTCCACAATTCAAGTAGATTATGCAAACATTGCAGTGAATACCTTCACTAAAGCAGTTCTTCATTATTACACGGTCGCTCCTCCGCTTCTGGAAGGCTACTCGCTTCCTAAACAGAGCATTCATCATACTTACGACTTAATAACTAACTCTATTTCTGGTGTAGCTTATGCTGGTAACAAAGGAAATGCTGAGACTCAACAAATAACACTAAGTAATCAAAATCTTTCAGGTATGCCCCGTTTTATTGTATTAGGTGCAATGAAAGACAAAACACAATATACCGCCAGTCAGTCATCGTTTTTCTTCCCAATTACACAATTAGTAATTTCCAATGGTAATACTCAAAATATTTTAGCGTCATATAAAATGCAAGATTTATTTGCTATGTCAAGACGTAATGGCATGAAAGTTGATTATTTAAGTTATTCTGGTGTTGCGAATGTAATATCATTTGCGTCAGATGGTACACCATATGCAGCATCACCTGTTCAGACCTGTTCAGCTCCTGTCATCATTGATACTAGGGATTTAGAATTACCGTATAATGTCACAAATGGTTCATCAGGTAATTTCGTCATGACTTTCCAAGCAACTGTATTAAATTCAGAAATCAATCCTGTTGGAGGTGGTAACGCTTATTTATCATCTACACCCGTATTGAAAGCATTATTCATATACGATGAGTACATTGTCACCGATAGCGTAACACTACAAACTGATATTAAGAAATCGTTCTTAAGTCCGTCTGCTCCTCTTGAAAATGCTCCAATTAAAGCGTCAAATGATGAAGTTAATGAAGTTGTTGGAGGTGCTTTACATAAAATGAAAAGTTCGCATGGTGGTTCGTCTAATATCTCCAAATCTCAAGCAGTAGCCAAATTATCTAAACGACTCGCATATTAAATGCAATTTTTTAAAATAAATATATAATATCTATTTCTATTATATAACAATGTCTTTAGCAAATATTTATAACCAATTACAAAATCAATTTCAAGTCAATAGTATTGATGCGGGAAATATTGAATTGCATGATGTCCCTATTTCTGGAGGTGGTGGTGGTTCTGTTGGCAATTTATCACAAGTTTTAAACACTGGTTCAAATGCAAATAATCAAAGTATTACAAATTTAAATGGTGTTCAAATGAATGGATATTTACAATTAACAAACAGTTCAATCAATACAGTTCAATTAAATACAGGTGGTAATTCTTGGCAATTGGTTACATCAAATGGTGAATTTTTTATTCAAAATTATGTGAATTCTTCATTAGTTTCATCATCATTTCAAATTGATAATGATGGTAATGTATTGATAGGAAATACTGAAACAACAACACCATATTTATATGTTATGGGTGGTAATGGTCCAGGTCGTGTTTATGATAGTGTTTATAATCCTTTACCGTCTAATCCCTCAGGTTCAAATGCAGTTATTTATAATCAAAATTATGTAATACCATCTACAAATGTAACATCTGCAATTGTTGGTAATACTAATACAGGTGTATTAGCGAACTTTGTTATATTAAAAAGATTAACAAATAATTATGAAGATAGTTCGCATTTTGTTTTAAATATAAATAGTATTGTTTGCACTTTAAACAATTTTCAAGCAAGTATGTTTTATTTAGATTTAGCATTAATCTCAAATCGTAATGGCGTTTTAACAGCAATTACTCAATCTGATTTAAACAAAAACTTTGCAATTCCACGATTTAGTCAACCAAATTACAATGATGGCGACCCTTTTACAATTTCAGATTTTCAAATTGAATTTTATGATAATTCAGGTATTAATGATTTAATGCTTGTAGCATATTCTAACGGGATATCAGTTCAAAATGTCTTAAATATTACAAAAATAGACATGAATCTACGAGCCGATAATATAGGAGTATATAACAACTTAGCCGATATTACGAGTTAATTTTTATAGTGTAAATTTATTATATAATTCTATTTTATATAATAAATGATTAAATCAAAACAAGTTAAAGGGGGTAGAATACCAATTGAAGAAATCAATAAAGCAAAGAAAAAAGAAGCCGAAAGAATTGCAAGAATAGAAAAAGACCCACGATATATTCAGAAAATGGATGAAGAATTATTGAACGAATATGACTTTGATTATCAGGGGAAAAAGCAAATGGCACAGAAACGTCAACTTGCAATGCAGAAAAATCCAAGATTATATGAGGCTTGGAAAAGACAAAACGATAAACGAAATGAAGAATTTAAAGCCCAACAAGAATACGAAAGAGAGCAAGAAAGATTAAGGGAAGAAGCCGAAGAAAAAGCACGACGCAAAGCCAACGACCCATTTAGTAATATCATGAGTGGTCTTTCAACTGTAGCAAGTCTTATTCCTGGTGTGGGAACTGCAGTATCAACTGGTCTTGATGTCGCACGTGATGCCGTTAATCTCGGTCGTGATACATTTGGCGGTGAATTAAAGAAACAAACAAGAAAACAAAAAGTTAAGGGAGCGGGATTGTTTGACATTTTTACTCCTAATAAATCTTACAACAATGTATCAACAAAAACTATGAAAGAATACGGAGATTTCCCAGTTATTCAATTACGAATAATGCGAACTCCTATAATGAAAATTTTAAATACAGTTATCAACGTTCTTTCTTTGGGAAAATGGAACGATTTATTAAAAAAACACGGTTATGACGATTTGTTTCATTTGGCTTTAGTTGCTACAGTGCAAACACCAACAGAACAAAAACAAATAGTTATAGAGAAAAATGAAGTGATTAATATTTCAACAAAATTCACTGTAAATGATAAAACACAAACTTTAGAAGTCCCTTTAAATGGAAAAGAAACAACTGTTAATAAAATGTTGGCGGATGGATTGGAAAAAGTGGGAGTTGATAAATGGTTTTTATATCATCCATTAAACAATAATTGCCAGTCGTTTATTTCATACATTTTACAGACATTAGGATTATATAACATGCAAACAAGAGCCTTTTTATATCAAAGTATGGAAGCAATAAAACAAGAATTACCAAGTTATGTTAAATCCACTATGAAAGCTGTAACAGATATAGGAGCAGTAGCATCAAAATTAATGGGTAAAGGACTAACAATTCACAGCATCAAGATTAAAAAACATATTTCCAATGAAAAACAATTAGAGCATGTGCGAAATATTACAAAATCAAATAAAAATAGAATGACGAAAGAACTAAAAAATGTAATTGCATATCGAATAATACCTAAAACTAAGTTTAATAAAGATAGTTTCAGAACAAAAAAAATTAATGATGATATAAGTATAGTTTTAGGACAGTTAAAAGATTAAATACGATTGAATTCCTCTTCAAGTTTATCTAGTTCATCTTGTTCTACTTTGATTGATTTGACATAATTTTGATGCCTTTTTGTCTTTTTATGTGCAAATGAATTACCATGCGAGGTTGTTTTTCCACACTCACAAACGACTTTCCTATTATTTAACGCAAGAATTTTGTCTTTATTTTGCTGACGATATTCACGATGTTGCTTAAGTATTTCTTCTTTGTTAGTATGATAATATAGTGCTAAATAATTACTCATGTATTCTTTGCATTCATTTGTATTTCGTTTTTCATAAATTGCATTCTTGTTATTCTGGAAATAGTTTTGATTATAAGATTTCAACTTTTCTTTATTTTCATCAACCCATTCTTTCATTGTTCTTGTTGGGCGATACTTATTCACACATTCATTACTTTCAATATAATATCTTTCTCTTTTTTCTAATTCATTTCGATTATTACACACTACAGCCTCTAATAAAACAATTTGACAACCTTCCTCATCATCTTCAAAGATTTTATATGATGACACATAGTGTCTTTTTCCTAATTTCCAACACTTAAAATCACTGTGATGCTTTGCTTTTCGCTGAGCCAAACTCTGACAAGTTGAACCGATGTAAGTTAAAGTTCCTTCGGTATTTACTAATTTATATATTTTTCCATTTTGATAATTAGGCATATTCTTTTATATTCTTTTATATTCTTTATTCTTTAAATGATTTTCATTTTAAACTTCTCTTGTAATATTGTAATTTATATGTTTCTTTGTTTTCAGGTGATTTGATTTTGTAAAAGCACAGAAACTTCCACCACATCCACATTGTATTTTAGCATTGTATTTATCTTTATTCAAATGATAATATTTATTATAATATTCAGGGTTTTCACTTCTGAATGTTTTATTAGTTTGCTTGTATTTTTCAATATTATCAATATAATATTGTTTCAAATTTCTGCCTGCTATGTTCTTATTACAAGTATTAAAATGTTTAATATATTCCCCTTCCTTCTTTTTAAGTTCATCCTTATTGATGTTTTCAAATTCTTCAACAAGTTCAATATTACAATCTGGATACTGTAATATCTCGTTAGCAGTAATGTATTTTACTTGATGTTTATATTTTGTTTTGTGTAATATTAACCTTGTATTCAAACTTAATGATGTTGAACCAATATAAATTTTTGGAGTTTGATTGCTTCTTAGTGCGTAAATTTTGAATGACATATTATTATATAAAATAGGCTTATATAAAAATAATTAAAATTAAACTCGGAATTGTATTTTCTTACCGACAAAATTTTCAAGGGGATTGGTTGTCCGCTGTGGTCTGATATATACATAGTTTTACACTTTTTTTGCTCCTGCTGAGGTCTGCACATACACACTAACACATACATACACATACATACACATACATACACATACATACACATACAAACCCCCTATTTATGAATTGCTACATGTGTCGCACAACAAGGGGACATATGCACTCTTTGTAATTTTTTAATATCATATCAAATTGCTCCTGAGACATGCTGTCTGGCTTTCCTGACCTGATTAAATGTAGCATCTCTTTCAGGTTCTTCTTGTCTTGTTTAAGTTCTTCTTTGCTTCTCCCTGGAATAGTTTTATTTACAACTTTACAAATGTTCTCTCTCATAAGTTCTCCTTCTCGTCTGTGGAGTTCTTCTTTTGAACTGCATGGGTAGTTCTCAATGAGTTCAATATACACATCAGGAAAGCAAAATATATAACTTGATGAACAATCTTCTTTAGTTTTGTGTTCATACAATCGCTTATGCAAAGGCTGTGTTGTTGAACCAATATAATATTTATCGGTCATATTACTTCGTATAGCGTAAATCTTGCCATTTTGATATTTCATCCTGTTTATATCTGTAAATATCGTTTTATCTTTAAGTGAGTTTATTTTCATACATACACACTAATACATACATACACATAAACCCCCTCTTTCTGTTTTGTAGTTTTTGTTGTAGGTGAAACACAAAAACCCACCGACCAAAAATTTTTAAAAAAAAATAATATTGAACTACTACACTACAAATAGACCA